ATTATTTTTTGTGAAACACTTGATCCATATATTTCAAATCTTAATAATAAAAATACTGAATTTAATTTTTACAATTATTCAGATTCAAAGAATTCCTATTCTGAATTTTATCCATCTATCATGTTTAATGCTAATAAAACAACTCAACATTTACAAATTACTAAAAAATTTAATAAATTAGTTCCAAAAGTAAAATTTTATGGTATTGATATACAAATAGTTAAATATCTTGACATGTATAAATAAATTAGATCCAAAACTAAAAAAAATAATTGATAAATACAAAAAAATATATTTAGATGATTCTATTAGTGGTATAACTAGAAATAAATATAATTCATCAATTATAAATGATTTAATTTTAGATGATAAAAAAAAGAATAAAAATAATATTCATCTATATTTTGCTCACAATGAACATATAGCATTTAATTGTAATTCAACCAGAAAAAATAATAAATATAAAACAGAAGGTTTTTATCTAAATAAAAATCCTAAAATTAAATATCTTAGTATTGCTACTTTTTCACCAGTTCAATATAGTTTATGGGAGTGTTCTTTTCAAAAATGTAAAATTAAAAAATATATTACCAAAAGTAAAAAATGGGATAAAGTTTTTAGGGAACATGATGAACCAGTTATTATGAATAAAAATCATAAATTACCGATGTTAAATGATTATTATACCAGTGATTTTAATTTTACAATTGCTGATAATCAAAATATTATTCCGATTTTATTGAAATAATAAATATTACAGCTATTTTCAAAAAAGTATAGTTTTTTTGAAAATAGCTGTAAAAAATGTTTTATATTATCTCATTTATTTGAAATATTTAGTAATATTCATTATTTCTCATTTTATATATAATAAAGAAAAATAATTTCACATTTTTTATTAGATTATATAAAATACAATAAATTTTTTAAACCGAATAAAAATTATAATTTTAGATACGTAAATGTTTAATCTATATCAAGATAATTTTTTAACAAATATTCCTTTATGTTCATACTGATTTCTATAAATACTTAATTTACAGCTATTTTCAAAAAAAGTATAGTTTTTTCAAATAAAAATATAGCTTTTTTATATTTTTATATAAATGGATAAAGTTATTGAAATAATTAAATTTATTTATAAATCAGATAAAAAAACAATCAAAAATAAATTACTTGATATACTTGAATATCATAAATTTTGCCCAGTTGTATTAGGTCAAGGAGCTTTTGGAAAAGCATATATACCAGAATCTAAAAATATAGAGGTTAATATTACAGCTATTTTCAAAAAAACTATACTTTTTTTGAAAATAGCTGTAATAAATATACTAAAAATAAAAATACAATATTGATAAAAATATAAAATAATTTTCAACTTTAAAGATTTTATAATTATATCATTATTAGTGATGCTCAAAAAGTTGAATTATATCGGATCGAAGCATTCTCTCCTCCAATTTATTGAGTCCACAATACGACATGAAATGGAAACTACAGACTTTTCAAAAACTAAATTTAGTGATGTGTTTTCCGGTACCTCCAGTGTTGGATTTCATTTTAGAAACCTCAATTGTTCCACTATATATGCTAATGATATGGAGTATTATTCCTACGTTATTGCTAGGGCGTCTATTTGCTCAAACTATACAAAAAAACTTAAAAAATTGATTAGTGTCATCTCAGCTTCGGATCCGTTTGATGGTTGTGTATCTAAAAACTACTCAGAGAGTGGGGACCAAAAGCGCATGTTTTTCTCGATTGAGAATGCAAATCGAATTGATGGAATGCGCAGAAAATTAGAAGAAATTCAGCCAACCATTACAAAAAATGATTGTTGTTTTTTACTCGCATCGATAATTGTATCTGCTGACAAATGCGCTAATGTTCCCTCAATATATGGCTCATTCTTGAAGGAATACAAAAAGACCGCAGTTAATCCAATCAAGCTCGAACCGATTCATACGAAGACCGGAATAATCAAGAATAATCGGGCGTTCCAGTTGGATTGCGTGGAGTTCGCAGATAAAATGGGGGACGTCGATTTTGTGTATTTGGACCCTCCATACAATGAGCGCCAATATTCCAAAAATTACCACGTTCTCAATTATATTGCGCGATATGACGAATCTCTAGAAATATATGGGAAGACTGGCCTAATCAAGGATGTTGCGCTAAGTGATTGGTGCTCTAAGAAAACGGCGCCTGCTATTTTAGATAAATTGTTGGAAAAACTCCACAAGAAGACGAAATATGTGTTTATGTCATACAACAATGAGGGGATTATCGGTCATGACGCAATCAAGGAAATATTCGATAAATATTTCGATACGAAGATTGTTTCGCATGAAACGAAGCGTTTCAAGAATTTCAAATACAATGACACAGGAACAACGATTGAATATCTGTGGGTTGGAAAGGCTAAAAATTGATGGTAGAAATAGATATTTTATTTGTGGTAATTACTGGATACAATGGAAAAAGAATTAAAAAAAATCCTTAAAGTTTTAGGAAAAGGACTTAAAGTTTTAGGAAATAAACGTTCAAAAAAAAACTGTTGTTTTGGGAATATTTATTGGATTCTCAAAAATAATCAAAAAGTTGAGGAGTTTTTGATTCTTTTCAATGATTATTTTGAGAAATTTAAGAATGTTCTCTCAAATATTCTCTCAGTATTTCCAGAAAAGAATGACCACGAGTTGGTTTTGTTCTCATTGACTTTTATGTATGTCGGAAAAATTCTTGACTTTTTTGATTTGTCTGATGTTCAACAACAATGGAATGAATGTATTTTTTTTTTCAATATCGAATTATTCCGGATTGCGAGAGAAATCCTTCAAAAACAATATAAAATCATTACAAGTGGATTATCATTGATACCAATGTGGAGTAGCTGTATTGATGCAATCGGGAGCGACACGGAAATCGAACCACTTGGACCGGAAATCTTTATGAGACCGTCTGCGCAAAAAGTTCAGCATGATCAACTTCTCTGTTCAAAATGTGGAGCTCTTTGCGCAGATGGATTAAATACAAATCTAACAGATCCATTCCGTTTTCAAGGGTTCTGTGATGATTGTTTTTCTCATTGAAAATTTGAATGAAATAGAACAATGCGTTTTATAAAATTTTATAATTACAGATAAACTCAAATATTATATTCAATAAAGTATAATGGAGTATTATCGGTCTATAATTGAGAAATACTCTCGGCCGGTATTATGACAGTGAGAATATCCCAAAATAATTTTATATTATAATTTATCGAAGAACCGATTAAGACTAATAAACTTCTCGACACATTGGACACCGTGCGTCGATACACATCTTAATCGATTCCATTGAAAAAAAATGGCCACACGATGTCATAACGACTTCTGTGCTATCTTCAAAATCGTCTCGCGATATTGGACACGATGTAAAATTCATTTTATTGTATTTTTTCAATGACTTGAATGTACCAACGCGATTTTGATTATTCGCAAAATAATTGTGCGGATTACCAACGTGTGCTCCTATACTTACAAATTTTACGGTTGAGTCGAATATATTTATTCCACTCATTTGAACGTGTGAACCGATTATCAAAAATCGAAGGTTCTTACACAAAACGAAAATATAATTTCCAAGAAGAACAGTTTTTTCTTCAATACTCGCACTTTTTAAGTTTTGACAAGATGAAAACGAATAATCTTCAATAATTATTTTTGAGCCAACTACTAATTTCTTCATTCCACAACCATAAAATGCACTTTGTCCAATAAAACCAATTTTATCTGGTATTACTATTTCGTCAGTATCGTCATACGTAATATTTCTCAATTTACACTGGTAAAATGCGTATCTGTGAATTGCTTGAATGTGTGGTCCAAGATAGACGGATTCCAGCTCAAAACACCCAGCGAATAATCCAACATTAACGCTTCTAAGATTTTCAGAAAGGAGTGCGTTTTTGAGCAGTTCGCAACCTGAAAACGCGCGTTTTCCAATTACTTCGACAGTATCCGGTATTTCTATTGATTCAATTGAAGAGCAACCGCTAAATGCGTTCATCTCAATTTCTTCAACTTCATCCGGTATCTGAATATAATTTAAACTTTTACAACCCGAAAAACAGCATATACTAATTTTTTTCAATCTCAGTGGAAGATTGATGAATACTAATCCATGACAACCAGTAAAACAGTTATTGCCAATTGTATGAACCGCGATTGGTATATCAATGATTTCTAAGGAATGACATCTCGAAAAAGCGAAGTTCCCAATTGATAGAAGGTTCGGAAATAGTATCTCGAATAATCGGAATCGGACTTTGAGATTTGAGCAACGATTGAAAGCGAAATTTCCGATACGTCGGATGTTATTTTGTTTACTGATACTTCCAGACATGATATCTAAATTCGCGCATGAATCAAAGCCATAATCACTTATTTCTTCAACGGAATCTGGTATTTTAACAAACTCCAATGAACTACACCCTCGAAAGCAATTGATTTTTTTGACTCCTTCCGGAATCTCAATTGATTCAAGTTTTATACAATCTCGGAAAGCATCATTTCCGATATGGCGCACTTTATTTCTAAAAATAACTTTTTCCAGACTCTTGCAACCTCGAAATGCGCTTACACCGATTCTTTCAACTTTTTCCGGAAGAATAATTTTCCGCAGTTTCTTACAATTACGGAAAGCATTTTTTCCAATTGATTCCAGTTGTGAATCTGGTAGGAATGTTATTTCTTCAAGATTTACACATCCTTCAAATGACCCATCTTCAATTTCAGTAATGTAAGATGGAATAATAATTTCAATTAGAGTTGTGTCTCCGCGATTTTCTTCTCTTTTAAGCTTCATTTTATGATATATTATAAACTATATTGAAATCTTTCAATTTTTCAATTTTCAAATCATTCGCATTTCAGCTTTTTGCGACATAACGGACACGTTTCTTTATTGGCCAACCACTCACACAAACACTCTTCATTAAAATAATGTCCGCAAACTGTTTTAACAATGACAGAATCTTTATCAAATGGTTCCATCTGAATTGAACACTCTGCGCCTTCTGGAATTTCTTCAAATCGGACGCGTTTGTATGGTTTTTCAAAAATTCGCAGTGTTTTGTCCTCATTCAAAAAGTTGGCTCCATGCTCAATTATCCGTAAATTTGGACAACCCTTGAAATTGTCTTCACCATATACAGATACATTATCTCCAAAATAGACCTCTTCAAGACTCTCGCAAGATGAAAATATGCTATGGCCATAAATCGCGATATTGTTCCCAAAACTAACTGTTTTCAATTTTTTACAATGTGCGAATGTGAAAATACTATCAAAGAACGCATTATCAGGTATTACAAGATGCTCTATGTTTTCGCATCGATAGAATGTTCCAGTTCCAAATATTTTTATCCCTCTTCCAAAATGAAGCTCCCTAATTGAACAACAAGAAAATGCGTGATTTGCGGATATCCGAACTTTGTCGTAAAATCGAGCCCGATTCAGATTTCCGCAATACTGGAATGAATATGGCCCAGTAATATTTGTATCTTGATGTATTTCGAGCTCACGACATTCTCCCCTTGAAAAAACTCCGAAACCAGCAATATTACATCCCTGATTTATCACGATTTTTTTCACTTGAACTCCGGAGAATGTATAACTTCCTGTAAATGTAGAGCCAGAGCCAACATTTATTTCATTGTATGTATCCGAGTTGCTATAAAACGGCCCATATGACTGTTCAACACTATGATTCTGTGGTATAATTATTGAATTATTACGAACTAATTCCATTTTATTACTATTAAATTATAATCAGTAAAATCCTTCAATTTTTATGAAATTACGGTGCGACAGTATGGACAATAATTCTCCCGCTTCTCCCATTCCGCAAAAGCAGTTTCCATAAAAATATGCCCACACTTCAATAAAACGACGACTGATTTATTCGTCATTGTTTCATGAGTTATTGGACATACATCCACATTAAACTGTGAAATCTTCTTCAAGTTCTTGAACTTTCCTACGCGGTATGGTTTCTTCAATAACAGCCTTATACAGTTATCAAAAGCACTTGCTTCATATAATGCGTTCGCATTTTTGAACACAACATTCCGCAAATTTTGACAATTACAGAAGGCTCCGATGTCAATTCCAATGACGGATTTGGGGATTATTATTGATTCCAGCGCATAGCAATAAGCGAAAGCGTGATGTGATATAATTGTCATTCGGTTTGATAATCGAACAATGCGCAATTTATCACAGCCAAAAAATGCCAATTTCCCAATTATTTCAATGTTATCCGGAATATATATTTCCTCAATTGATACGCAACCTCGACAAAAATCCGCAGGAATCATTTTTAGTTTCTTTGGAATTTTAATTGATAATAGTTTTTTACATCCAGAGAAAATTTCACATCCGAGCTTTCTTATATTTTTCGAAAGGTCTATATTTTTTAACATACGACAGCAAGAAAAACAGAAATCGTCAATGACATAAACTGAA